TCTATATAATAGATATATAGTAATATATATATAGTAGTAGAATAGACATAGTAGTTCTAATAGACATCGTAGAATAGATACTTCGTAGAATAGAATCCCTATATTCTCTTTCTATCATATAACTTCGTAGAATAGACATAGTAGTAGAATAGAACATAGTAGTAGGTTAGACATCGTGGGTTATACATCGTCTAGTAACATCTATGTATGGGGTTCTGAAATCAATTGGGGTTCACGATCCCCAGGGCATGACGGATGAGGTCCAGAATGACCCAGGCGCATGAGGTAGCAAAAAAAGAGAGCCAATCAGGTCAATAAAGCGCACACACGCCCGAGGGAACAATCAGGTGCTTTTGAGAAGTTCAAAACCACGGCTACCGCTAGTCTTGGTCAAAGTTCAGCAGCTCGATTGAAAATGGGAAATGGTTTGATGACAAGCATTTTTTTAAAACCGATTTAAACGGGTTTTAAGGCGAAAAAAAGGGTTAGATATACTAACCCCTTAAATGAGTGAGAAAAGCGCTTAAAACAGCATTAAAAACGATAATAGAGCTATCCAGGATAGTATCGCTATCACCTTATCGATAAAACTATCGTTATAAGTAATCATTTAGTCTAATCTTCCTGGCTTATTGGTTGATAACCAGGCATTAAATGACAAGGGTTTTATCCCTTGCTTAGCAGCCCAATATTGGTATGCCTGGTATTTTTGATTAGCAAACAATCCACGATTAAATTCACAATCGCTTAAACCATGGGTTTTCATTTCAGTAAGTAGGCTCATGGTCAATTGATCCTATAACCCATGTATTTATCATCATCCAGGCGCACCAGGAATTCATGCTCATTTATGGGTAAGTATTCCCTGGCGGGTTTATCAAGGTATAGCCATGATCCCCCCTCTAATTGAACGGCGTTAGACTGGCGTTTTACTATATCCCTGGTAACCCCTATGAGCTTGCCTTGTGGATACCAATCATGCCTAATCATGGTTAAGGCGTTACCCTCTATTAGTTTGCGTTTTATATCGGCAAAAGTTTTCATATCATCCCTTTATAGGTTAGTTAGGTTAAATGATTATCTAGTGATAATCCGATAAGCGCCTATTTCTAAGCGCTTACCAGGTAGCACTATGCTGTTTGCAATTGGTTTAAAAAGGATTGCGCTAATTCAAAACTGTCAAAACTAGCAAAATTTGACGGCACAAAATTATTGTTTTCAATATCCCATATAAACCAATATTGATCGCCATATTCGTTAAAATCACTTTGAATCATCAAGTTATCATTCATTTTTAACCCCTTATTAAGCTACTTTTTGAATGCCATTGGCATTAATAGTATTGATGTAATCAGCAGATTTTTGCGCTAGTGCTGAAGCGTTAAAAATTGCCTTGTTATCCGCTTTTAGGCACTTGAGCCAAGAGCCGATATAGTCAGCGTGGCGCAAATCTCCCTCTATGTTGTAATCTTGGCATAGAAAAGCTGATCCCATTTCTGCAACCAATTCCTCAAAAGCGTAGGCACTATCAGCAAAGCGCTTGCCCTTAGTACGATCTAAGCGAAAACTAGCACCTGACCAGTGGACTAACTCATGTAAAAGCGTGGCATAGTAGTTAGATTCGCTTTTAAATGCGCTTTTATGTGGTAAGTGAATAGAATCCGAATCACGCCTATAAAATGCGCTAGATGATCCATGGTGAATGATTGCGCCAGTATCGTTAACCCGCTTTTCGAGTGCTGGTACATCAATAAAGGGCTTTTCTGTCATTACTGGCTTTTCGATCTCGATACCCTCTACCTGGTCAGCATTGAAAACAAAATAGCTCTTTAAGCAATGATAGGCGCTAGATTCTAATTGACCATTAGTAGGATTGATCGATTCTTTTTTGATCGGTGAATAAAATACGATCATCGTACCCTTTTCACCTTTTCTAACATTAGCGCCTAACGCTTGCCATTGTTTGAAGCTAGCCCATTTAGAGCTAGAGAATCCACTCATACCTAGAATTACCCGATTGATCCCGTTATAGGGCTTTTTGCTGATGATGTTTTGATCTTCACCAGCGCTGGCGTATGTTGTCCATGGTTTGATCCATGGCGTAGCGCCACGCTCTAATTCGGCAATGATTCGATCAGTTACTTGTTGATAGATTTTGTTTTCCATGATTTTTATCCCGTTAGGTTAGGTTTAAGTTATCTCCAATAGCCAAATTTCTTAATGAATCGCTCTTTAACTACATGGTACGCAAGCGATCCAGCGATTACTCTATAACGCACTTCAGTTAAACAAGCGTGCGTTCCTACTTCAAGCAATCCAGCGAATTGATATGCATCTTCTTCAGCGTAAAAAGACAGTTTTCTTAATTGTGCGTTAGTCATAGAGAATCTCCAATAGCTAGGTTATATGCAAAATTGCATATCTTGATTATACATAAATACAGGTTATGCAAGTTAAATTAATAACCTTACAATTAGATAGACTATTGTCTATCGTCTATAGACTATTGTCTATTTTCTATAGTCTATAGATATATATATCTATATATATATAGTAAGTGTAGTAATGTAGTAAATAGCGTATATAGAGGATTGGGGATTAAAACGAATTGCCTGGTGATTGCCACTCTTTCCGATCTTGCTAAAAGGGGATATTTCAAACATGGGTAAGGCAATGGCAAAAGCATAAACAAATCATTTCGGATTTGGGATTTGGTCACGATCGTTTTTTTGCGTGATCGTTTTCTATTTATTTGGCTATTTGATTGGGTTTGGACTTTGAAAAGAGCGCACCCCATTCCCAGCCCACCCCAAAGAAAAATCAGATTTTCTGAAGTATGTCGGTATTCGCTGTAAGGTCTATGGAATCGAAGGTTGTTGTGTAAATGGTTCTACCGAGGATGGAATCGATGTTCCATTGGTTGTAGGTAGTCCACAAAGGTCCTGTGTCCACCGCCACGATGTACTGGCAGTATTGCGCTAGGTTACCGATCTCAGACACGCTCATGTGCATTTCTAGCGTACTTGGGCATAGTTTGGTGGGATAGACCGTAATCACATCCATGTCCTCACAGAGCTTCTTGGTTAGGCTCTCAAACTTCTCTAGGGAGAAAGAGGGCAACTGGTTGCTTCCTGGTGGGCAATTGATAATCAAGACATCAAAAGGCTGATAGACCTTCTTGCGTAATGCGGGGTACTCAAAGAATAGGTCGTACTTAGTCCGTATCGGGTTTTCCACGCCTAGGCGCTTGGAAAGGGTGTCAAACCAATCTAGGTGCAGATCAACCCAATGGCGTTGTTTGGGGTGTCGGTAAAACCAGCCATCCACGCCAAGCCAGGCGTTAGTTGCGGAATTTGCCCTCTCCCGTAGAGGGAGAATCTCGATAGTCGTTAAATCTTCCACTACTGCAAGCAACTGCGGGATATAGATGTCCTGGCAGTAATGGCGAAAGATGTAGTCAGGATATAGGTAAGACAGTCGCCTAAGATAGTTTAGGTGGATTAGCTGGTCACCAAGATGATATTCATTGTATGTTTGTATCATGTTGTGTATTATATGGTTATGAAAGGAGAAGTACAGATGAATATAGCAATTGATAAAAATATTCCCATACCGCCTGAGAAAAAGCGCAATGTGTACCCATATAAAGAGATGGATATTGGGGAAAGTTTTGTAGTTCCTGGAGCAAAAATCCAGATTGTGTGCAATGCCAACTACCGAGCTGGCAAAGTGTCAGGTAAAAAGTTTATCGCTAGGCGAGAAGGGGATGGGGTACGGGTATGGAGAACTCAATAAAACAAGCAAATGGCACGATGACTGTCGATCAGTACATTGAAAAAGCTAGCGATGATGCCAAAAAGATGTATATGCAACGCATTTGGGCGATGGATAAGGAGCAAGTATTCCACGAATTAATGCGAGTTCATGCCGAAAGTTCCAAGCTGCTGATGCAAGCCCAGGCTGAGTTAGATCGTTTACGGGTTTTGGTAGGTGAGGATGACAGCCAAGAGCGACATTGAAAGAATCACGGAAGAACGCCTAATATACAAAACCGAGATGATGAAAGCCATAGCGTGCCGAAAGAAGAAGGACAAAATAGCTCTAGCAGCCGAATGGAAAGCCAAGTATTCTGAGATGACTTACAACGCTTTGATTATGTTGGCACGCAACCATTCAGCTAGATTAAAGGTCGCTTATTGGGATTTGCCGAACTTTGAACTTAAACGCTTAAACAAACATGGATAAGGTCGTTTTAATTACGGGTGGGTTTGATCCCCTTCATTCTGGACATATTCAATATATTCAGAAAGCACGGGAGTTGGGAAACTCATTAATTGTGGGATTGAATTCGGATGCGTGGTTAGAGCGTAAGAAAGGCAAAGCCTTTATGCCATTTCAAGAACGCCAAATTATTATGCACAACATTAAAGCGGTAACGGCTTGCATTGACTTTGACGATAGTGACGGCACAGCAAAAAATGCCATTTACAAGGTACGCAGTATGTTTCCTAAAACTTGCATTGTGTTTGCCAATGGCGGTGATCGTACCGAACAGAACATTCCTGAAATGGATGTAATGGATGGCAATGTAGAGTTTGTCTTTGCCGTTGGCGGTGAAAACAAGCAAAACTCATCATCGTGGATTTTAGAGGAGTGGAAAGCTCCTAAAACCGAAAGACCATGGGGTTATTACCGAGTATTGCATGAAGTTCCAGGTACAAAGGTTAAAGAATTAACCGTAAATCCAAAACAAAGCCTGAGTATGCAACGACATCAAGATCGTAGCGAATATTGGCATATTGCAGAGGGCGAGTGTATGGTTAATGGTCAATATCTTAAACAACACGATTGTTACCATATTGAGCAGCTCCAATGGCATCAATTGACTAATCCATACCAAACCCCATGCAAGATTGTTGAAATCCAGTATGGCAAACAATGTATTGAAACAGATATAGAAAGAAAAGAATGAAAGCATTTATTACGGGGATAAGCGGTCAAGATGGTTCATATCTTGCCGAATTACTAATATCAAAAGGATACGAAGTACACGGTATGGTGCGTAGGATTAGCCAACCTAATTTGTCAAACCTAACAGAAGTTATTAATCAAATTACTTTGCATACAGGCGATATGCAAGATGCTAATAGCTTATATCGGATTATTGACAAGGTACGCCCAGATGAGATTTATAACTTAGCTGCCATGAGCCAGGTGCGGGATTCGTATGACCATCCCGATGTGACCCAAGACATTAACGCCAATGGATTGCTACGAATTATGGAAGCCGTACGCACCATGGGTTTAGATTGCAAGATATATCAAGCGTGTTCGTCTGAGATGTTTGGCAAGGTTCAAGAAACCCCACAGCGGGAAACCACGCCATTCTATCCACGCTCACCATACGGCTGTTCTAAAGTCCATGCTTATGAATTGGCAAGAGTGTGGCGGGAAGCCTACGGCATGAAAGTATATTGCGGGATTCTGTTTAACCATGAAAGCCCAAGACGGGGTGAAGCATTTTTATCCCGTAAGGTTTGCAAAGCTGTAGCCGAGATTGCCAATCAAAAACGGGATAAGCTGGTATTGGGAAACCTGGATGCCAAGCGAGATTGGGGATATGCCAAGGAATATGTGGAATGGATCTATGCCATTATGCAACACCCCACGCCCGATGATTTTGTGATTGCTACAGGCGAAACGCACAGCGTTAAAGAGTGGGTAGAGTTAGCCTTTCAATGCGTAGGCATTGATAACTGGGAAGATTATGTAGATTACGACAAAAGTTTAACTAGACCAGCCGAGGTTGATTTGCTGTGTGGCGATGCACTTAAAAGCAAACAGATTTTAGGATTTGAGCCAAAAGTTAAGTTTAAAGAGCTAGTCAAAATTATGATGGATGCTGAAATGAAAAAGCTCAGTAACTTCCATGAGGATCATCGCAGACGCTTGCACAGTTTTCCAGAAGCCAAGCTCTTAGAGATTAAAGAAGATTGCACCATTGGTAATCATTATCACAAGATTAAAACCGAAAAGTTTATTTTGTGCGAAGGAGAAGCTGCTTTAATAATTAAAGATGGCGAAACCACGCCCATGCAAATTGGAAAAATTTATACGGTATTACCAGAACAGCATCATACTTTTAACATTAAAGCGGGTAGCGTTTTAGTTGGTTTGAACTCTATGCCGTTTGATCCTAAAGACGATTACAAATGAAAAGCGCAGCCGTAGTTACCGTTACCCAAGGTCGCAAAGAGCTAGAGCGTTGTTTGCGGGGTGTGGCACACCAATCCTACCCGTGTACCCATTATGTGTTGTGCGATGGCGAGGATGACCACGCAATAGCCCAGTTCTACGATATGACGAGAGATTACGCTAAGTACGAAGCTCGTTGGTCCTATTGGGGTAATACCATTGGTGGCAATGGCTGGTTAGGTCAGCGCTGGTTAGCTGCTGCGCCACAGCTCATTACCGAAGATGTGACTTTCTTTTGCAATGACGATGACTGGTATGACGAGCATCATGTTAAGTCCATCATGGAAAAAATTAATGCTGGTTACGACTGGGCGCATAGCTTACGCAAGGTGTTCGACAAAGACGGCAAGTTTTTGTTTGACGATAACTGCGAAGCCATTGGCGAAAACCACCACGCCTGGAATATTGAAGGGCATCATTTTGTGGACTGGTGTATGTGGGGTATGAAAACGGACAAGCTACGCCAGATTGCAATATTGCTTAACAACAAAGATGCAACCGTAGATCGGCACTTTTACAACGCAGCAAAACAACTTTTTCCAAACTTTACAAGCACCAATCGGCATACCTTTAACTTCCGCTTAGGTGGTGGTTGCGGGGTGCAAAAGGAGTTTTTTGAACAAGGCAATGCCTGGATGCTCAAGAAGTTTGACAACAAATTACCGTGGATTAAAACCTAATGGATTTTAACCTTAGCCAGTTTTACAACTTTTGCTCTCAGTTACAGATTGAAACCAAAGAGCAAGGACTAAAGCGCATGGGCAGTCTGCTCGGTACGCAGACCTATGTAATGAATGAAATCAAAAAAGGGTTGGCAGAGGATGTGCATTTCTTTGTCATCCTGAAAGGAAGGCAACTTGGCATCACTACAATATCACTCGCACTTGATCTCTACTGGCACTTCACCCATCCAGGATTGCAAGGAACGCTCACCACAGACACCGAAGAAAACCGAGATATGTTTCGAAGCACCCTTGCCATGTATATGGAAGGTTTACCCAAAGAGTATCGAATCCCGCTTCTTGCCCACAATCGGAATCAGCTTTCCCTCAAGAATCGCAGCCGTCTGTTTTATCAAGTCGCTGGACTTAGAGCAAAAGGTTCACTTGGTCGTGGAAAGGCTATCACATACCTACATGGTACGGAAACAAGTTCTTGGGGAGATGAAGAAGGACTAGCTTCCCTTTTGGCTTCTTTAGCCGAAACCAATCCAGATCGGATGTACTTGTTTGAATCGACTGCCCGTGGCTTCAATATGTTCCACGATATGTATGTCACAGCTAAACGGGCTAGAACCCAACGGGCTATTTTCTGTGGCTGGTGGCGTAATGAACTCTATAGCCTAGATCCTGAAGGTCAAACCTACAAAGTGTATTGGGATGGCAAGCTATCAGGCGAAGAAAAGGAATGGGTACGGGATATTAAGAAACTGTACAACTTTGAAATCAATAGCCGTCAAATAGCCTGGTGGCGTTGGAAACTCTATGAAGGTATTAAGGATGACAGCCTAATGTACCAGGAGTTTCCACCGACTGAGGACTACGCTTTTGTGATGACGGGAACTTCTTTCTTTTCTAATGCGAGGTGTACGGATGCCGTCAAAAAGATTAAGCGAATGGATTGTGAATACTTTAGATACAGCTTTGGAGTTAACTTCCAAGATACTGAAGTCCTTAAATCCACAGAAAGATTGGCTTCGCTCAAGGTTTGGGAGCAGCCTGTTGATACTGCTTATTATGTTATTGGCGCTGATCCCGCTTACGGTAGTTCTGATTGGGCTGATCGTTTCTGTATTCAGGTCTATCGGGTATATGCTGACGGGCTTGAGCAAGTGGCTTCCTTTGCGACTTCAGAGCTTAACACTTACCAGTTTGCGTGGATCATTGCACACTTGGCTGGTGCGTACAAGAATTCGACCTTAAACCTAGAGGTCAACGGTCCAGGTCAAGCCGTTATTAACGAACTCAAGAACCTCAAGCGCCAAGCTGCGAACATGGGTAGCGCCTTGGGTAAAGACCTGATGGATGTGTACGCCAATATGCAAAACTACATTTGGCGCAGAAACGATACCTTGGGGGGTATATCAAACAGCATTGGGTGGCTGACTACCGCAGCGACCAAGGAACGGATGCTCACCTACATGAAGGACTACTTTGAGCGTGGCATGATGGACATCTACGACATGGACACCATTGAAGAAATGAAAACCATGGTGCGTGACGGTGGCTCAATCATGGCTTCTGGGCGCAATAAGGATGACCGAGTAATTGCTTCAGCCCTAGCGTGTGCTGCGTATGCAGAGCAAGTCCAGCCTAGACTGATTGCCCAAAAGATTAGCCGTCAAGTATCACGGGTGCAAGATGACTTTACCCCAGAGCAATTGACAGTCGGGCGCAATGTGTCAGACTATCTCAAACGCATTGGAGTATATGGACAATGAAACCCACGCTTTCTAAGTCAGAACTCAAGCGCATCATGCGTAGATTTCTGTCAGATCATAACCGAGGAATTAGCATCCCCTTATTCTCCGATCTATGCGCT